GGATACGTGGTAAAGCACGGTCCTAATGCGGGCAAGGCATTGGCACACAGAGCAGTCAAAAGCACAAATAATTGGTAGTTGGTCATTCCCGGGGCCGTGGCACTAAATAATAGTATGAAATCCATGGCCCTAGGGTTGTTGGTCTTGTGCCTAGTTTGGGTCACTCCTGGACACACCGACGAACATCCAAACACCCAAGCACTACAGAATCTTCCACTATTTGCGGAATGTGGTACCACACAAGCCATCACCGACATCATAGTTGGACGCTATCACGAGGTGCCCATGGCCACGGCAGAGGTCACATGGTTGGTGCCCAATGGCACGTGGTTGCAAGGTCCCATGATCATATGGACCAATCCAGAAACACGCACGGTTACCATTACCATAGGCGTTGGTGATGAACATATGTGTATGCTACTGCCCGGAGAGGCGTTTGGTCCTTTCAACAGGGGCACAAGATTATAAATACCCACATGAAGTGGGATACCAAAATAGGTCTGTTGTTGTTGCTCGTGCTGGTGCTTGTGAGCCTGCAGGGTTGCAGTGTGCCTGAAGTGCGTGAAAGCATACTGGAACAAAAACAAACGGTCCAACAAGAAAGCGGCTCGGAAAGCGGCTCGGTCCCGGATTTTCAAGGCATAGCGAATGCACTGGGTTGTGTGTTTGCTCCCGACAAGTGCAACAAAAAGGAATAACGTTGTGTCCTGGGATGACATTCGCAAACCCCATCAACGCACAATCCAAAATCTAATGCGATTGGTTGACCGCCACAGCGAACTGTGGGTGCTCACGGGAGATCCATGGCACAAGGCCAGTTATGACAGGCTCACGGAACGCATCTGCACACTAAAAGAAGCAATCAAGATCCGCGAAAGCAAACAGAACACACAGTAAATATTCTGTATGCAAGAGGACATAAGACCCATTCAAACATTCGTACCCCCACAGTTGGACGAAAATTTTAATCCAATACCCCTGGCAAAACCCCTGGGCAACACCATACGGATAACGGCCGCACAGACACGTGTGACCCGCAGTGCTCGTAGCAACGGACACATTGTTTGCAAGGTTATTGAAGACAATCCAGATTCGGATTGGATAGCATTTCCAGAATGCTGTGTGAGTGGATATGGTCAGCCACCCCTGCTGAATAGAATCAACGAACCAAACACACGTGAAACGGTGGATGCCGTGCATAACATAGAACGGGTGCAGAGAGAACTTCAAACTGGTTTGGTTCTGGGCACCGCTTGGGTTGACAGGGACGGTATGCCCTATAATTCCGCAAGGATCTATGATTCAATGGGTTATCGTGCTACCTACAACAAACAGTTGCTCACAACAACATTCAAGGGTGGCGGAGAAGCCAATGCGTGGAGCAAGGGTTGGGAAAACGTCACGTTCTTTTTGGACGACATGAAAACACGCAAGGCGGGTGTGTTGATCTGCAATGATTTCTTTGCACATCCATTCTACACTCCCAAGGGCGATCCCTATCTTAGTTGGCAGTTGGCACGCGAAGGTGCGGGACTGCTGTTTGTGATCAGCAACACCATAGTGCGTGGAGAACCTCAACAGTGGGACGATATCAACGCTCGCTACACTGAAAGCAAATTGGAAACCATGGCTCGCACCATGGGACTTTGGATAGTTGCCGTTAATGCCTGTCCGGAAAAGGGTGAAGGATCAAATCATACAAGTCCAACGGGCATAATGGATCCACAGGGAAATTGGGTTGCCAAAATGGAACCTAACGTTGCGGGGTGTGTAACGCATACCATTACATTATAATATAGGTACTTAACTCCACCGAAAACCACCGGTTTAAACGCATTATAAGGTCTCTACAGCGTATCTTAGATAATTATTAGTGTAGTGAACAAGTTCTTAGCATAACACACGCTAGAACGTTATTTTGCACTGTATAGATGTGCTATATATTAAAAAGGTTATTTGACTAACACTTGTTTACTACTTTCCAAAAAGACCATAATTTCACTATTTAGAAACGAACAAAACACCCTAAGATAAATACAACCTATAAACACAGACACATATGACACAACTTGAATATAACGCAGGTAACTTCCAAGAATACACATACGAATTAGAATGGATGGAATGTTCATGGAAGATGGTACATGACACAGTTCATTTGGTAACGGCATTTTGGTATCCGTGGATTAGGTACAATTAATATACCTACATTACCAAAAATTTTACATCTAAAGTTTAATTAAATATTAGTTTGAACACTAGCGAAGGGTTAGATGTATGTGGACTCTTTTCATCTCCATTTGCACATCCGTTGGAATGTGTGCGTGGTTTGAAGTCAACAATCCAGAACACTATGAAACAGAAAAACAGTGTGTACAATCTGGAAACGTTATCGTTGAAAAAACTGTGCGTGAAACACAAACACATCATGGTAATGCGGTTTGTGTAGAATCTCGATATGTCAACGAGTATCGGATATGGTTACAAAACCAATAGTTCAACAACTATAATAATATTGAAAGCAATACAACTAATATGAAACGATTTAACAGAACCAAACAATCTTCTGATCAGATTCTATCAAAACTAAAAGAACAGTACAAGAGAGAACAGGATCCTGTGGAAAAAGAATATATATCACAGCGTATAGAACATTATACAAGAAAAAACAACCGGTCCACCCAAACAGAACCTAAACCTGATTAAAATAAATACTAGTATGGAAGAAAACTTTGCAGGTAAATTATTAATAGCACAACCAAATGCAAACAGCACTTTCTTTGAAAAAACTGTGATACTTGTTTGTGAACACGATCAATCAAAGGGTGCATGGGGTGTTATAGTTAATAAGCCTTCTCCTGTGCCTTTGAGAATGGTATGCGAATCAGTTAGTTTAGATATCAACATGGGAGATAGCAATGCATTTGTTGGAGGACCTGTTGATCCACACAGCATCAACATACTGCATACTTCTGAAGTTGAATTTCCTAATACACTAGCAGTAACACCACATCTAAGTGTCACAAGCAGTTTGGACCTAATGGAATTAATAGGACACGGACGAGGACCTGTTAATTGGAGATGTATACTAGGTATATCTGGTTGGGGTCCGGGTCAACTAGAAGGTGAAATGAGTGGAGAACATCCATGGACCAAAGAACATGAATGGTTGGTTATGGATGCTCCTAAAAATTTATTATCAAGAAGTTTGCCAGGTTTATGGCAAGGTTGCATTTCTGAATCTGTTGGAAATATAACGTCTAAGTTTTTTACTTAAACAGATCCATTGTTTCTTCTTCAAATCTAACGTACCTGCTTTTATCCTGAGATATAAGATAACAGTCTGCTTGTATTTGTTCTATTAGATTGTTTATTTCTATATCCGTTGCTTTAGGTGTTTCGTATTTCATTTTACGTAACTTATCAGCATCACTTTTGATTGAATCGATTTTATCGCAGAATTGACTAATTTTATGAAGCATATTATTCCCCTTCTGGTGTCATTGTTTTTAGCAATTCCCTCAACTTTGTTGATTGGGTTTTGCCCGATACTTTACCAACACTAGAACCTTCTGTTGGATCACTTCTAGTGTCTTCTTCTTCGCTGTTCACAGTACTTTGTTTCTTGATGTTACTGTAAATGCTCGAAGCACTTGATGATTGATACGACCCTTGTTCTTCTTCAGCAAGATCAGTAATACGCAGTGTATCAATCTCAAACTCTAAATCAACCTTTTGTCCCACACCTGAACTAGAACGTGTTTTCATAAACTGTATTTGATAACGTCCACGTTCACGCATTGCACGACTTGTAAAAATACCAATCACGTTATCCGCAGTTTGAATCTTACTTAAACCACCTGCGATATGTGAATGATCAAACTCAATTTCTTCCACCGCCGCCCTGTTTAACTGCGATGCTGTTACAAATACTGTTTGTGTTTCCATAGCCAAGTTACGTAATTCTTCTGATACATATTTGTCTTTAACAAATAGATCACTTGGTGAAACCTTTCTACTCATAGGCATCATCAAATCTAAATAGTCCACAAGTAGTACATCTACTTTCTTCTTTCTTTTAATTTCATATTCTTTGATATAACTTCTAATATCATTTGCGTTCTTACCAGCAGGCATATATTTGATTTGAATTCCGCCTGCTTGTTTACCTTTCATCCTGACCTTTAATTCTACGTCATCGATGTTTTTAAATATCTCTCTAGTAGCAATACCTGTAAACATACTATCCATACGCATAGCAACCAATGCCTCGGAAAGTTCTAATGAAATATAAATTACATTCAACCCTTCTAGTGCAAAATTTACACCCATGTTCTGCAAGAACAAACTCTTACCTGCACCAGAACCACCTGCCCAAATATTAAGTTCACCTCTGTTGAATCCACCAAACAGTTTCTTGTCAATGCTTGGCCAACCTGTGCTTACCTGTCCGTTGTTATCTTTAAGGCCCATAAGCCTTGCTTTAGGATCTTCAAAGTAGTCTGTACCCATATCTTTTGCAAGACCAATTTGAATTGCTTCTTTGATTAAACCTTCCACAGGACCATACTCGCCTTTTTCAAGCAGGTCTGCACTTGTTAAGATTGCACGTTCTAGTGCTTTGTGTCTGCTAAACTTTTCAAATGTGTCCAACAACCAATCATAGTGTTCTGCACCTACATCACTTGCATCATTTAATTGAACGTTACATGACTTGTTAACAATATCAAGTTCAGGCATAACTTTGTATTCGTCAACATACTTGTTTACAAACTCTGCTGTGTCTTTTAGTTTTTGATCAAAGTTATTAGCATCAAAAATATTTTGACAACGCACAAAACTTTCTGCATTGCTTAAAAACATTTCTAAAAATAGTTTTTGTATTTCGTAGTTAAAATCTGCTTCTTTTGACATAGTGTTATCTAGTTATCCCCCAAAATATAACTCCCATATAGATAATGGTAATGACGATCAAATACCAAAACATAGAGTCTCTTAAAGGTGAATCCTTTGCTATCTTAATTCTTGTTACCTTGTTTAATGTTTCGTAGATTATCTTATCTAAATTCATATACTACTATTATACCACAAGTTTTTATTAAAGTCAATATGTTTTTTGGTACTTGCCAAAACTGCTCCAATACAACTTCCGGGGTCGCCTGGGTTTGGAGGAACCCAAACATTTTTCCATTTATAAGATATGCGTCTAACTGCTTTTCCATTTAATGCACAACCGCCTACAACAATTAAGTTTTTGCTTGGCATTTGCTCTAGCATACTGTTGGATAATCTTTCAACAATCTGTTCAAATATCCATTGGGTGGCATATGCAATTTTTCCTACATCTTTTATTTCTGGTCTCCACCAATCACAGCCTTTGTGTAGATTTACTTTAAATTTAAATGTTGGGTATCCAAAAGATTCATCAAACCAAAGTAGATCTTTAATCATTAATCTGATAACTTCGTTGTCCTTTTTACCACGTGCAAGACTAGTCATCATACCTTCATCACGCTGTGCTGTTAATCCACAACGCTGTGTCATAGCACTGTAAAACAATCCTAGACTATCAGGATATCGTTGTTTGTGTACACAGTGTAGATCGTCACCCACTCCTTGCCATACTGTTAATGTTTGAAACTCTCCAATGCTATCAATACAAAGTATAGAAGCATTATCAAAGCCACTAGTATAGTAACCATAGGCCGCATGACTGTGATGATGCAATGAATATTCTATAGGACAATGAATACCATAACGTGCTAGATATTTTTTAATATTATTTTCTTTCCACAACCATCCTTGTCCTGCTCTCCACTGTCTAAGAGTTTTTAAGAATGGTCGTTCATACCATACAACACGATCCGGGTTGCCGCCGTAATTTACTCGAGCAACACTTATAAGAGTGAAGTTTAAATCAGGATCGTGATCAACACCACTAAAGTCTTTTGATAGTGCCGCAAACTTTAATTGATCATCTTTAAACACTGCAAGACTGGCATCATGACTGTTACCTACAATACCCCAAGTAATCATTTTACTACCTCATTTATACAAGAACGGATCTTGTTTTTGTTTGTCTTTTAACTTCTTAGCAAGTTCTCTTTTATACTGCCATTGGTAATATAATCTTTTTAATTTTTTAATAACATCAAACATTTAACTTATTATCCACAATATATTGATATAACATTTCAGCAAACTTTATATGCACAGGACGTTTAAAATGTCCTTCTGCTCTTCTTTCCCACGGAAACATTCTATTACCCCATTCTTGAAACGTAAACGTTTCGAACTTATAAAGACGAGGTGTATCTAACATACTTCTAAACTTTTCAATTCTTAAATCAGCGGGTGCATTCCAAACGTGTACATTTAGATGCATAAGATAATCTATTCCTTTACTTTCTAAAAATCCTTTTAGCATCATAACGTTTGCAAAGAATTTTTCATATTCTAAACTGTCACGCCAGAGATATTCATTACTAAACTCGACGCCTTGTTGTGATCCGAAGTCGTAGATTCGTTTACCTGTTTTTTCATCTGTTAATCCCTTTTGTACATTAGGGTTAATGAAGTTAGTTCCGAAGTAAACAATTTCCTTACTTTCTAGTGTATCATCGTCAAAATAGTAACCTTGTTTTTTAAGATTATCCATTTTGTCTTTAATGTATATTTCTAATCTATTAATGCTGGTCCAACCAACAACAACAAATACTTTTGAAAGATCATATCCTTGTTGTTCTAGTTTTAGCACATCAAACATTGTTTGTCTTGCAATAAACTCATTAGGTGCACCGCTTAATGCAGTATTACTAACATCAGGGATTCCCATTAGATCTGCTATATGAATTGGATACGAATGTGCTTTATTTTCTTCTGATAGATCTTTGTCAGCAATTATTTCCATACCTGCTGTAAAACTATCTCCACATGAAATTAGATAATCATATTTTTTCATTTTTTGAATCTACCGGTTGTGCATTGAATTTTAAGTAAGGTTCATTAAAGTCAGGATCATCCTCGCCTATAACTACATTTATCTCCGGAACGTAGTGCTTCATCATATTTTCGATTCCGTATTTTAGTGTTTGTGTAGACCCTGCACATCCTGAACACGCACCGCTCATTTGCAGTTTTAATGCTCCGGAATCAAGATCAAAATCAACGAACTTTACAATACCTCCGTGCAGTTCTACACTTGGGTTAACTTTTTTTTCTAATAAAGATTGAATGTCTTTAACAATTTCTTCTTTGGTTCTATCAGTCATTAAAATATGTCTTCGCTTTCAGTTTAATTTTTGTTTGATTTTGTTCTATGCTATCAACGATTTTTTTCAACGCATAGATCTTTCCGTATCGCCTTACTGCTTCATTTACATCTTTTACATCTTGGTCTGGCCATTCAGGAAACCCAACACTCCATTTATAATGCAATGCTGATTCAACCATATCAACACCTGCTTTATCTGTATCTGGTACCACTACTATATGGCGTCTTAAACCGTTTATAAGCGTCGCTTGTGCGTCTTTAACATCATTGCTTAGTACTGCTACCCCGTCAATAGAAATAGCGTCTAAAGGACCTTCTACGACAAAACAATAGTTTCTGTATTCGTGTTGAGCATCTAAGTTAAACACATAACCCGGTTGGCTGTCAGTAATATATTTGGGTGAGCCATCTCCTATTTTACGAGCAGTGTATCCGACTATGTCCCCTTGATGATAGAACGGTATAATCAGCCTTGACTTATATGAACCTTCGGCGGTCCACATAAAATCATAATCATCTATCATCAGGCCTCTACTGATAATATATTCAATGGCTCTCATGAGATCCGGATCCAGTCCTGATGGTTCAAGTGCTTTCCAGTCATGCCAATTCATAATTGATCTGGCTCCTACTGGCAGTTCTTTAGATTCAAATTTAGGTATACTAATAGATAATTCTGATGATTCATCAGGTGCATTTTCTTTTAGTCTTAACGCTTCCAAACTACATTTGGTTATATCTGAATCTGGCACATTTAACCAACGCATTAACTTTCTCATCTTTACAGATAAGTTTCTGCCTGGAACAAATGATGCTGTATATCCACAGTTAAAACAATGATAACTCACTGTTCCGTCACCGTTTAACATAACACCACCACGTTTACGTTTGTCTGCACTTTCTCCGTTATGAACACAACAGGGTGCATCAAAGGAAGTCCACCCACTAGGAGTAGTCTTTCTTTTAGAAGGCAAGAATGCTGTTAATACTTGTTGAATCGGATTCATAATAATATATTATGATCTTATTGAGATTTTGTCAACCGTTCCGGCGTTCGAACTGTCAGGTGTGTGTTGAATTCTTATCCAACTGTATACTCCAGAAACATTAACGTAATTTGTTCCGGAATATCCATTTAATGGAACACTTGAGACGTCTACCCAAGATGTTCCGTTAGTTGGCTGTAGATCCAATGTGGCTTGTAATTTGATAGTTCCTTTATAACCTGTGGTTGTGTAAGAAACTGTATGTATTGAATTTGCTCTTTTCCATTCTGGATTAGCGTTGATCCAACTAGATGTATAATCAGTTATTCCAGAATTGTCGCTTCTTGTGTTTGGACTAAAAGATGTAATCACCTCGCTCTCGGTAAATGGTGAATACACCTTGTCCTGTACTTCTAGTACTCCCTCTGCATCATGGTACGTATTGGTGTAAACTGGTTTGTCAACACCGTTAACAGTTTGAATAATACTGAAACTATAGAACTTTGAATTAATGCTTATCAGATCGCTTTCAGATAACACCACTTGAACAACTCCTCTAGTTGCTCTAGTGCTACCGTCGTCAAGCACACTCATAGTTTTATGCAAGTAAGATGCTCCTGTTTCAGGGTTATTCATGATAAACTTAAATGCTGTATTGTTTACACTAATAGGTTTTTGATCCTGATTCTTAACTGTGAACTTCAGGGTATTTGTAATTCCTTTGTATACTACTAAATTTTTCTGGTACATAGGTGCATATCCTTGGCTAACAGTTACATCCAAATCACTGTACACGGTATAACCGGTTTCATAAATATATATTGGTAACTTGAGCATATCATTTTATCATCCTTACTAACAGTATTTATAAGAAAGAGTATGACAAACATAGACCTAGATTTACAACAAAAGTTTCCGTTTTTATCGTGTGTTAAGCACGGTATAGTGGAATACGTTTGCATTATTATCAACCAAGATGCACACGTTACAAGCGTTTACGACTATGCTAGTTGCAAATCCGATAGTGAAAAATTATCACTATTAGAGTGTGGTGATGCATGGTGGTGGGAATCAAATAGGAAGATTCCGATCAATATCTTTATGAAGTCTGAGATGATAAAATTTAAACATTTAATCAAAACATTCAATACAAAAGATATTGAGTTACTATTTGGACCTATGGTTAGATTAAGTGATATAGCCGAAAAACGTGTGAAAAGAAAATCAATACAACTTGTTCGAAAGTTAAAATGAAATTCTAAAGCATATTGGTAAGTTTATACTGCATATAACAAATATAATCTATTACCAATAGTTGAATTAACATTCCTAAAGGAGATAGCATCACTCCAAATAAGATAAAAGGAATGAGCACTAACCAAAATATTAATCTAAAAACATATCTAAAAATAAATTTTTCAGGAACTCCCCAACCTAGCCAAGGACCTGGATCGTCGTAGGGCGGTTGTTCTCTATAATCTTTTACTTCGTAGTTCATTGATACCCATAACTTATCTGTTCACAGATTAAATTCATGTGTACAACTATTGCATGAGCATATGCAACCGCGTGTGCCTTCTTAAAGAAATATTCATCGTTCGTCGGTTTCGTCCAAACATTCTTCATCACCGTATCCCACGGTTGTCCAAGCAAATGTCTCTTCGCTGGTCTGATGATTGCCAACACTGCGGCTAATTGTTCTATACTCTGTGGTTTCATTGTTTGAAGTATAGTGCTGTGTTCTCCTACGTGAAATAAGTTGTTGCTGAAGTCTGGCTCTGTAAGCAGTTCCCATAACGGCTCCTTTTCAAGTAATGTATTTAAATGTTCTTCACTTAAAACGTTTTTATATATGTGAACATTTAGCATATCAATCTTAAAGTAACCACGATCGTCTGCTACCTTATGATCAATAGTTGAAATATTTGTAAATGGATCAAGAGGAACACTGTGAAAGTATACACCTGTATTATGTTTTTTTCCTGTATCTAGTTTTGCTTTATGGTGTTTGAAATGCTCTAGTACAGCATCTCTATCATAAAAGTCTAAATCAATATCAGGCATTCTTTCCTCTTTTTAATTTTCCTAACACACGTTGGCGTCGAAAAATATCGCTTAATAGTTCTTGTTGTAGTTGCACCTTAACTTTGTTCTTACGCATTTCTTCTAACTGTGCTATTTTATCATTAATGCTTTTTTGCATAGCAGTAATATAATTTGATAAATCTTCTTTTTCATTACTAGTCATCTAATTTCCATCCAAATACTTTAGCAAGATTTCTTCCGCTCATTTCTTCCTTAGTTGGTTTATATCCTCGCTTCATGCCGAACCCGTGTCCTCCGGGAGTCTTAGTCATTGTCTTAGGATCAAATGTCGTCTGTTCTTTGTTCTTCTTGTTTTTCTTCTTGTTCATCTTCCTTATCTACTTTGCTTGGTTTTGGCATTGGCATTCCTGATCTATCAAACCATCTACCATCTTCTGTTTCAAAACAAGGATATCTAAAATTATTTCCTTGTAAATCTTTTTGTATTATTGTTCTTCGATTTATCTTACCCTGATATATACTATAATCAGCATTAACTAATTCATATACTTCCATACAGCCTTTTTGATATATTCTATCAATAGTTCCGTTAGGACCTTCGTTTGATGCTACTCGTGTACCAGGACCATCATTAACTAACATTTGCTTCCTTTATTATTTCTTTAACTAATTCTAAATCTGCTTTTTTCATATTAAACTTTTGTTTCCAATAAACTACATCAAGTGCTGGTTCAATTATAGTTAATTGTTCATCATTAAAACTTGCTAATAGTTTAACACCTTCCTTAGAATTTAGCAAGAGCCAAGGTGATATCAAACCATTTCGAATATCATGAACTGCTCTATTATGATTTACATACTTAAAGTAATCATGATAAGGTGCTTGTTGTTTATCGCCCCAATCCATCATGGTTTTGAGAGAACGTTGCATAGCACTTTCTACAGGCTCTAGTTTGATCATTTCAAATAGAAAGGTATCATATAGTTCGTCTCGACACCAATGATCTAATTTAACACCACTCTTAATTACAAACTCAATAAACTTTTCAGGATATATTGGATTGATATTAACAACAAAACTTCCAAACTTTACAAACGCATTATAGTAACTGCTTTTACAAAACTCGGTGTATGTTTTAGCATTGCTTTTTTGAACTATTTCATAAAACTTATTAAATGCTAACAATCCAACCTGTACACGTTTTTCGTCTTTTTGCATTGCCCTGCGTTTAGGTTCGCACATATGGGCGATCAAAGTTTTCTCTTTTAAAAAACTTTTTTTACAGTGTACACATTCAAAGTCTTTTTCAATTGTTTGGATCATGCTCTTTAACGTATTCCGCTTGTTCACTTTTTGACATAATAGTTGATAAGGTTGTTGCATCGTCTACCTTCATATTAGGATTTTTATCTAGTAATACTTGTTCAAATTTGTTTTTGGCTTGCTTCTTTGGTGCCGCCAAATATTGATGAAAGAAGTTTTCATACGCACCACACATAGCCATTAGTTTCCATAACAAGCCTTTGTGATTTTTGCTCAGCGTCCAGTGATGTTTGTTTACAAATTCGTTGGTCATTTCTAAATAGTGTTCTTGGAAGAACGTATCACCTTTTACATTACTTACATAACGCATAGCAATAAAAGGAGCAAACAATTTCTTATCGTCATCGCTTAATCTATTGTACCAATCTTTATCACGTTTATCTACTGCACGTAGCATTGCTTTTAGATCTAAAAACTTTTTCTCAGCCATGATATTTTTTATTTCCTTTAATGAAATTCCAGAATTCTTCTATATGTTCTCCAGCCATACTCATATAGTAGCATCTTTATGGAAGTTTGTCAACTAGTCACGCATTCCATTAAACACCGTTTTCTTAAATTTGGAATTGTCTTTATCAATAGTTTCGATAAGATTCAAATCGATGTTTAATTTCTTCATTAACTGTGCTAAGGCTTTTGTGTCTTTTGGTAAACACATACCGCCATATCCTCTCAGGCTAGGATTAACATCCAAATACATATCTGTTGCTTTACCTGTTTTGATGTAAGCATTTTTAATTGTTGTATAATCACAATCAAGTTTTTCACAAATCTCGTACATTACATTTGCAAAAGTAACACGTAAACTTGCATACACATTGTTAAAATATTTTAAAACTTCTGCTTCGTTTGGCGTAAGGTGTTCTGTGTGTAACGGCAAGTCTCCGTGTGCTTGTACAAGTTTTCTATACACCCAAATATCGTGTGTACCTATTGCAAGTAGTTTGTGATTATTAATAAAATCATCTTCAGCACAACGTTCTCTTAAAAATTCAGGAACAAAACAAATTGTAAGATTTTTAAATTTGTCTATCATACTTTGCGTAAATCCAGGAACCACGGTTGACCTAATAGCAACAATTCCTTTATAGTGTACATCATTAAGTTCTGTAATAACACTTTCTATAATGCTTGTATCACATTCACCTTCTTTTGTGCTAGGAGTAGGAACACAAACAAAAACTATTTCACAATCTGCTACATCATGAATTGTTGTTTTTAATTTTATATCATGGGTTTTAACAGTATGACTAAGATATTCAAATCCTTTTAGATTTGCTGTACCTACTGCTCCTATACCCACTATACCTAAGTTCATACATTATCTCCTTGTTTGTCTAGTTCGTCTAGTACTCGCATTGTTTCATACCCTTCTAATTTTAATGTTTTAATTAGACCTTCTTCTAAACTAACTTTTTGTTCAAATCCTGTTAGATTTTTAAGTTTAGATATATCAGGCCATCTACGCATGGTGCTTCCAGTTGGTGCAGGGTGTAACTCTAATTCAACATCTTCTTTATTCATAAGTTTTAAAATAGTTTTTGCAACTTCTAATATAGTGGTTTCTTTTTCTCCACCAATATTAAAAATATCAT